TGTAGGTGTGCGTAGGCACACCTGCTCGTACATGTGTATGTGCATGTACGCATGTGCGAGTGCATGTGTAGGCACATGCCTACGGGTGTACGCATATGTGCGTACAGGTCTAAAACTATCGAAGATAGTTTCGCAAAAATTAAGGAATAAGTATTACTCAATCTTATTCCTAATTTCAGCGTACAGGGGTACTCGCACACACATGCTTGCATATGTGTAGGCACATGTGCGAGCGCACATGTATGTGTAGGTGGTAGAAATCTAACTAGTTAGATTTTCAGTGATTTGAAATTAAAAAAAGCCCCTTAGTGAACCGAGGTTCACTAAGGGGCAAAGAGTGACTAAAGTCACTAAACTAGAAGTCTATGGTGATGAATCACCATAGAGGCTCAAGGCCAATAAACTTCATGTATTCATTCAGAAGCAGGGCTTCTGACATCGGCTTTTTCTTGCCTTGGGTTGCTCTGATTGCTTCGGCAATCATAGTGCTAGTTGTCTCCTTGGTTCCAACAATAGGATTGTTGTTTCCGATGAATCGGTGGATTTTCAACAACCTGTTGGTTAGTCTTTTTTCGGCTCGGCTTTGGGCTTTACTCATCTGTATTCCTCATTTACAATGGGAATACAGAGAGTATTTTTCGCATACATGCTAAAAACTCTAGGAGTTTTTCGCAAATCAGAATAGGATTCCTTAATTCCTATTCTTATTTGGGGCCACCCACATGAGCGCACCTGCCCCCGCTTGATTTTCTTAGTCCTTGGACTACAGAAAATATACGCACGAACCGAAGGTTCTTGCGTAGGAAAAATAAAGTCAAGACTTTATTTTCGCATGTACGCATACATGCCTGTGTACGCACATGTGCATGTGCGCGCGAGATAAAAAAAAGCCCCACTAGTCCTCTAGAGGACTAGTGAGGCAAACTAGTTTGAATTAATTCAAACTTCAACAATTCTGGTAATCCCACCATCTCTGATGGTGGCTAAGATTTGCGATTCATTTGCTAAGGGAACCTTAGCACAGTAGAAGTGGTTTACCACTTCTATACTTCCATCTAGAAGTCTATGGACTTCTAATTCTGCTTCGCAGTAAGGGCATCTAATTGTCATTCTATCATCTCCTAAACTTCGTTTATTTCCTCATAGGTTTTGCATTACTATAATCAGAATCGTAGATTCTAATTACTCTCTTCGAGTATTCTTCATCAGATAAATCTGATGCTTCGATGTTAGAATCCCACTCGCCTTCTGTAAGAAGGCAAGAATCATCGTCACCGATAGCATCGTAAGATGAATACAATTCACCAGCCAGAACCTTTAGGTTCTGTTCATCCCATTGGTTGAAATCCCATAGGATTTCCTCAAAGTCTACATTAGCAAGGTCAAAGACCTTGTCAAAGTATTCTCCCCAATCTTGGCCGAAGGCCAAGAAGAACCCTAATTCTAGACCTGTAAGGTCTATACCGAACCTTTCAATCCATTCCTCCAAATCTTCGTAGAAGATTTGATACAATTTTACCGGCATCTCGAAGTCATAAATGACTTCGTTAATCTTGGCTATCATATAGCCAATCAATTCTTCTCTATCAGAGCCGAAGGCTCTGACTCTATTCAAGTCCATAGACTTGAATACCACTTGGTATTCTATATCCCAATCATCTAAAGATGATTGCGATAATTTGTCATACAAATTATTTTCTATTTCCATTTCAATTCTCTCCTAAATCTCCGATTTACTTTTCATTGGTTGAAGAATACATTTTGCTTCGCAAAGTTTCGATGCCATTCAGTAGTTGCTTCGCAAATATCAACTAGACTGTAACTTAAAGAAATCTCGATTTCTTTACCGACATGGTCTTTCAAGGTAAAACCTTGACTAAACTTGTAGACAGAGTCTACAAGAAATGCTCTGCATCCTTGGAAATCTTCGATTGTAGCCCAATCTTCGTCTTCATCGAAGATGTCTTCTAGATATTTCCATGTTTCATAGAAACATGCTTCAGCATCACCGTCAAACTGTAAGCCGAAGGCTTGAAGGAAATCTGCTATTACTAAATTGTTCCAATTTAGACCCAATCCTTCTAGGATTGAACGAAGGTCAAGAAGGAAAGCCGAAGGCTTTAGATAGCCGTAGAAATCTCCGATTTCGTAGTCATATTTTAGAAGGCTAGAGCCTTCTTTGATTCGGTAAGGAAGTATACCAACGGAGTTGGTATGTTCTTTGATTCTCTCGACTAAGTCGAGTAAATCTTCCGGAGGAAGACACATCTTCTTGACTAGGTCAAGAAGTCTTTGTTCTTCTTTCTTGGCTTCCAAGACTCTGTCTTGTCCTTCCAGAATATACTCAAAGATGCTGACGAAGTCAGAGTCATCCAATTCTTCAAATCTGTCTTCGACAGCATTCAACCAAAAATCGGAGATTTTTGCGGAAATATCAACAATTTTTCTACCTTCTCCGAAGGTTATCCTCAAAGCCTTATGAAAGGCTTCGAGAGTTGGATAGAACAAATCAACATCTCCGATGTTGAATACCCTCTTTAGAGGGTAGTTGGGAATGATAAACTCGTTTATCATCTCCTCTTTGCTCTTAGCCAAGAAGTCTAGGACTTCTGGGGTTGGGTCGGTTTCTGCCTCTCCTTGGAGAGGGGTTTTGCTATGGTTTATACTATCTTTTATCATTAGTTTAACCTCCTTCACTTCGTTCAGGAGTTAAACAATGTAAAAGGTAGTAAACCTAGTATAAATCTACGATTTATACTGCCGGAACCAAATTATGCAATATGGTATACTGATACCATATTGCTTAATTCGCAAAAGATATTTTTTTGCCGAAAACCGATTGACTCGCAGCGTACACATGGCTCTCTTTCAAAGAGAGGTGGCCTTAATTCTTCCTCAAAACTTCTCCCTTACAGGGAGAAACTTTAGCAAAAACCAAACATCTTGCGAGGATGTGAAATCTAATCTGCGATTAGATTTTGCTAAAAGAAGAGATAGGATTCCCTAATTCCTATCTCTACTTTAACGCGAGAAGTTGGTTTTCCATTTAAGTGTAACTAGTTACACTTACTTTGAATGGTCGGCAAATCTTCCTTAATACGGTAATTTATCGGCTTTTAGTGCTGTTTTATGTTGTCTTTAGACAACATACTTTCGGACTATGTCAAGATAACTTTTGTATTAGTTTTCTTTCCGGATTTTGGCTCTAGAGCCAACTATCACAAAGAGAACATTATTTTCCTAGGAAAATAATTCTGATGGAGAAAAGCCGATTTATTGTGCGAACTAATCTCAAACGAGTTTGAGATTAGTTTCATATAATAAATAGCAAAAATTGTTAGAGAAAGTTGGCCCTTTATTAACAAAACGGAAAGGACTAGTCCTTTCCGGTCTAACTAATAAAAAAAAAAAAGGGCCACTGACCCCCTTTAGGGGGTCAGTGGCCCAAAAGATTTGATTCCGAAGGAATCAATATCCTTGTGCTTTAGCACAAGGAGGGCAGAGTCTTTCTGGGACTCCATCGTCTCCGAAGGAGACGACTACATCTTGGTTGTTCGTTGTTTTTTGGCAATTCCATTGACAGCATTTTTCTGACATCAAAGGGTACTACGATGGTCTAATACTTAGAGTTTTGGTGTTTATGCTTCGTTGTTCCGTAGGAACAATGAAGCAAGGGGTTTTAGGGCCCCCTAAATCTCCGGATTTCCAGAACCGGACACCCTTATATCTTCGATATAAGGGTGATTTTCGGCAAACCAAAATAATTCTGTTACCCTATCTTCGATAGGGTAACAGGTAAAGGCTGGGATTTTCGATTTTTAGGGCCCCCTAAATCTTCTTCTCCTTTAGGAGGAGAAGAAGATTCTCAAGTCTATACCCCTATCTTCGATAGGGGTATAGGTTGAAAATCGGCAACTTTTTTTTTGAACCCCGTAGGGGTTCAATGAGGAGATTTAGGGCAACCTAAAACTTCAAATCGCAAAAATAATTCTGAGAGTAAACTCTCAGAATTATTTCAAGCGTAACTAACTAGAGGTAATTATACCATCTCCGATGGTATAATTACCGTAAAAAATCCTACAAAAATCCGAGAGTCGGTGAGCCGACTCTCGCCCAGCACCACGAGCAATTTTTTAATTTTTTTTTCAGAAAAAAGTGACATACTTGCCACTACTCTTTCTAGTGGGCCTACCACCTTTCTGACTAGGCTTACCCCATTTATTCATATCTACAGATGAACCCATCATGGGGATGTCTCCGGTTACATTCTTAAATTGGTCTACTGCATGAGCAAGGGCCATGACTATATCATTGTGCTTACCTTTGTCTACTATGTCGCCATTTTTCCAAGCATGAGATTCTAATTCTAGCAAAAGTACACTGACTATCTTGCGAGTCTCATCATCTCCGTAAGGGAAAATAATTCTACCCTGCTCAAACCATGTCCTTAGTCTTGTCATTAGACCTTGCTTCAAAGTCTTATTGCTAACTTTGCTTTGCTTTACATTAACAGTAAGTCCCTTCTGTTTAAGTAGACTTTCGTAGAGATGTTGAAATCCAGCAGACTCGAATGCAAACAAAGGTTTGCTGTATTTATCATTCCATACTGCTATCTCATCTATCTGTTTAGCAGGGGGGAAATCGTTTTTTCGCCAGATGTTTACTAATCGCAAATTACCATCTTCGTCTTTTCGCATACAGACCATAACAGAGTAGTCTTGTCCTATACCGTGACTTGGGTCAAAACCTATGACATAGTCATTGTCATGTACTTTTTTATTTTCAAGTATACTGTGCATATCTAGATTCTTGCGAGTAAGTGTAGTGGGGAATACAGCAGAGTCATCATCTACTACTTTACAGAGATATTCTTGCGTAAATGCTAATTCGCCTATTGCATCTCTCTGCTCTAACAGAAACTCAATAGGTCTTTCTTCGGGCCATAGACATGTAGGTTCTACATTATCTGGGTCGCTGCGCCACTCATCATAATTTAAGATTGAACCTTTCACCCAAGTCTGCCACTTCTTATTACTTAGCATCTCGGTATGATACAAATCATTCATTGACATAGGAGTGCCTACACAATATATCGAAGTACCGGGGGATAGCATAGGTGTTAGTTTTTTGCGAAACCATTGTTGAACATAATCATATGACATATCGTTCTGGTCATCTAGTACATCGTCTAATATAATAGCAGCCGGATGTTCTCCACGAATACCGCTACCTACAGATGTTGCTTTTATCCATGAGCCATTTGTTAGATGCAATTCTAACTTGTTGCCTTTCTTTGGGTCAAGCATACGAGATAACTCTGGATGAGTTTTCAAATCTTGACGAATCTCTTCAAGACGATTAGCAGCCAAATCTTTGTTGCTTGAAAATAACCACATCTTTAGAGGCTTACCACGCCATCTTTCAAAAAGTAACATATGCAAGGCTTTAATTCTAAGAGTAGTAGATTTACTATGGTCTCTTGGTGCTATGATGCAGACTCTATGAACCTGTGCGTCACCTCTTTCACCATATAAGTCTAGCCATTCACCTATATGCTTGCCCCAATTATAACCTAGCCATTCATAGAAATGTCTGACATCATACTTAGACCTCTCAAGATGGAGGGCGGTCATAATTCTTGACGACATTATTCCTCCTCCGTATTAAAGAAAAGTGGGAGACCTACCCACTCCGCTATACCAAGAGCAAGTTGCTCTGCTTCTGACCTATCTATTACAATACCTACAATATACTCTTCACTAAAGATATTAAGAGCAATCAAGTTATCCGTCAATTCTGTTAATTGAGCGTCTTTTTCTTTAGAAGTCCAAATCTTCGCCATCTTCTTCATCTTCTCCATTGAGTGCTTTCAGTGTCCTAAGACCATGCCTCAAATCAGAGAATGCTTGAATCTCTCTTGTGTGAGGGGAGAGGATAACAACAGGGCAAGTTGGTCTTTCACGAGGGAAACCGCACATCTCACCGAAGGTATCTACAATCTTATATGCGCCCGGTCTAACAGCCCAACGCTCAAGACTATGTTTAGTAAAGGGTGAAACAAGAGGCGTATGGTGATGTCCTACTACTCCTATATCGAAGTCTGCTTCGCCATCATCCCACATCTTCTTGACAACACGACTTGGGTCTATCTGCGAATTACCTCTGCGCTTGTGTCTTACAGATATATGGTATGGCTGGTCGCCAATCCATAATCTGATGTTTAATTCGTGAGCATGGTAAAGTACCGACCTT